TGGCAGGACGCCTGGTTGAACAAAGTAGAAGAGTATTACAGCCTACGATAAGCTAAATACTAGGAATAGAAGTTTCTAGGAGAATACCGTGGCCGTTGTCCAAATATCGAAAATTCAAGTCCGCAGAGGGCAAAAAAACTCAAACAGTGGAATACCTCAACTGAGTTCAGCTGAGTTTGCGTGGGCTATAGATTCACAAGAATTATTCATAGGCAACGGCAGTGTGCTGGAAGGTGCACCTTATGTAGGCAACACCAAGATCCTTACAGAACACGACAACATCTTGGATCTTGCGGCCAGCTATAGATTTGCCAACGATAATACATCAATTACTCTCAGCGTTCCGAGGTCTTTACAGAATAAAATAGATGAAACTCATGTCAGTGTAAGAGATTTTGGAGCCATAGGTGACGGTTCCACAGACTGTGTCGCGGCCTTTGAAACAGCAGCCACACAGTTGTTCCGTAACGCCAACACCAATTATAAAAAAGTTCTAGTAGTACCCAACGGCGAATATCTATTCACCAGTGATCTCGCATTGCCTTCAGGAGTAATTCTGCAAGGTGAAACTCGGCATGGTGTGGTGTTAAACATAGGCGCAAATAATATTCGTTTCATCACCAGCACAGGACTAGAACTCCTAGACTTCAACAGCACCAATAGACCTCAGAATATAGATATCTCAAACCTCACCATATCGAGAACCACAGGACAGATCGTGTTGTCGGGAGTTGCTAATTCTGTATTATCAAAATTAAATTTTCTTGGTACCTACGTATTAGGCACAGCAGTGGCATCATTGGGCTCTGAACCTGCTGCGGTATTTTGGGAAAACACATTGATAGGTACCAGGACTGATAATATCCTATTTAGAGACTGCACATTCGAAGGTGTAAGTCTAGCTGTAAAATGCCGCCAGACTGCCGTGTTCGACACAGACATCAAATTTGAAAATTCACGTTTCTTTGTCAATGACACTGCCATATACATCGATGGATTAGCCACACAGGGCAACAATTGGACCATATATGATTGTGTGTTTGAAGAAATTGATCGCCAAGCATTTAGATCCACCAACGGTCAAGGTACTACTATCAATCGATCAAAATTTAAAAACGTAGCCAACGGCACCAACACCGCTGCCAATCCAGATGACGTGATGGTGTATTTTGGCGAGCAGATAGGCAATGTGGTGCTCAACTGTTCTAGTGATCGCCAACAGGCTGCAGGTATGACCTCAGTGGATACCAAAGGTTCTTTCGTAGAAGTTTATAATGCAGCCAACGTTAGTTTTGTAGATAGAAATTACGCACTGATCTATCTCAGCGACAGCTTCCAACCTCTGGCTGTGTTTTCTGCACTGAGCAAATTCACAGTGATCAATTACTGCCTGCGACTAGGCGGACACATCAGATTTGGCATTCTGCAAATGGCCATCGGTGATGACCTCGCAGGGATTGATGACATTACTAATATCAGTTTCACTGACAACTATACCTATTCACCAAACCTTGTCACAGCTCTAGGAGGACCTACCATGACTAATTTTGAATTCAACGCCACACTCAAAGGCAACGCTGGTGACAGCGGTATTGAAACTGTGGTATTATCATATAAGAATCCTCTGGCCACAGGCCTAACAGGCAGCATCTCTTTTGATGTAGCCTACGGTGTTTGACCGGTACGGCACAGATCGAATCGCAGCTTGGAAACAGTTCAGAGACACACTAGAAACCAGTGATCACCCGCTGGAAGATGTTGCTGAACTTTGGAGCCATGCTCCGTTTGTAAGTGCGTATCTCGATCCCTACTCACCCCAACAATGGCCTGATCCCTGGCAATTGATTCTAGATCTTCGACTGGACGATCTTGCAATCGCTCTGGGAATGTTGTACACTATTAAATTAACACAGCGGTTTATCAAAATCAAATGCGAGATACATAAGTTAATGATCCCAGGAAAAAGCGAAGCAGAATACATATTGATAGTGGATGACTCGCATGTGTTGAATCATGCCTGCAGAACAGTCAGTGACATTAAAGAAATCAAACACCTTGATGCCAGCATGATATGGCAGCAGTAACCTCAGTAATAAATACATAAAATACTAATAGAGACAGAATATGAGCATCACGGTTATTAAAAGAAACGGTAGTAAAGAACCATTAGCAGTAGAAAAATGGCAGGCGCAGGTTGCCAAAGTCTGTAAAGGCATAGCAGACGTAAGTCAATCAATGATAGAAATCAAAGCACAACCGCATTTCTATGATGGCATCACCACAGAAGAAATTGACGGTACCACTCTTAGAGCTATAGTTAATCTCATAGACATAGAACATAATCCAGATGTAGGACATGTCAACTACCAATATGTGGCAGGCAAGCAGAGACTCAGCATGCTGCGCAAGGATGTATATGGCCAATACGAACCTCCCCATCTCTATGACATCATAAAGAAAAATGTTTCAGTGGGCCTTTACACCGCTGAACTCTTGGAGTGGTATTCAGAAGAAGAATGGAATCGCATGAATGATTTCATTGATCACGAAAAGGATGAACAGTACTCATATGCAGCCATTGAACAACTTATTGAGAAGTATCTTGTACGCAATCGCGCTACGAAAGAGATCTATGAGACGCCACAGGTTAGATATATGGTCGCGGCCGCTACGGTCTTTCATAAGGAAGAACCTCAATCGTCCCGTATGCGTTACATCAAAGAGTACTACAACTGTGCGAGCGATGGCCTATTTACTCTTGCTACACCTGTGCTGGCTGGCCTTGGCACTCAAACTAAACAGTTTTCTAGTTGTGTGCTTATCCGCAGTGACGACGATCTGGATAGCATATTTGCTTCTGGTGAGATGATGGCCAAGTATGCCAGCAAACGTGCCGGCATTGGTTTAGAGATCGGTCGTCTTAGATCATTAGGTAGTCCCATTAGAGGTGGAGAGATCATGCACACTGGTATGATCCCATTCTTAAAGAAATGGTTTGGCGATCTTCGTAGTTGCAGTCAAGGAGGTATTCGTAATGCTAGTGCTACTGTATTCTATCCTATTTGGCATCTTCAGTTTGATGATCTTATTGTGCTTAAGAACAACCAAGGAACAGAAGAAACCCGAGTCCGTCATATGGATTATGGGGTTGTGCTTAGTGCCTTCTTCTGGAGACGATTCAAGAATAAAGAAGACATTACATTCTTTGACCCAAACGAAGTTCCCGACTTGTACGAAGCATTCTATTCAAACACAACATTATTTGAAGAACTCTATGTCAAATATGAAAAGCAAAAAGGCCTACGTACAAAGACAATGTCAGCTGAAGAAGTATTTAAAAGTGGAATACTAAAAGAACGTACAGACACAGGACGTATCTATCTTGTGTTCATTGACAATGTAATGAGCCAAGGACCATTTGATCCCGAGTACCATACCATATATCAAAGCAACCTATGTTGTGAAATCCTATTACCAACCAAGTCATTCAAACGTCTTGATGATGCAGAGGGGCGCATTGCGCTATGTACACTGGGATCTATCAATTGGGGAGCATTCCGTAATCCTGAAGACATGCGCCGTGCTTGTCGCATACTACATCGCAGTCTTAACAATATTTTGGATTATCAAGACTTTTTATCAATACAGAGTAAACTAAGCAATGATGAAATTAGGCCATTAGGTATTGGTATTACAAACTTAGCCTACTGGCACGCCAAGCGTAGTCTACGCTATGGTGAGAAGGACGCATTGGGCGAAGTTAAATCTTGGATGGAACATCAAGCATTCTACTTAACAGAAGCAAGTGTTGAGTTGGCTAAAGAACGTGGTAAGTGTTTAGGTTCAGATCAAACACGATACGGCAAAGGAATATTTCCTTGGGAACTACGTGCTAACGGATCTAATGAACTGGCAGACTTTACACCAGAACTGGATTGGGAAACTTTAAGAGTGCAAATGAAAGAACACGGTGTTCGCAATGCTACACAAATGGCAGTGGCACCAGTGGAAAGTTCCAGCGTGGTTATAAACAGCACTAACGGAATTGAGATGCCAATGAGTCTTATCAGTACTAAGGAAAGTAAAGCAGGTAGCTTTACACAAGTTGTACCTGAGTATGCTAAACTAAAGAACAAATATCAACTCATGTGGGAACAACGAGATTGCGAAGGCTATTTGAAGACAAGTGCTGTCATTGCCGCATATGTTGATCAAAGTATCAGTACCAATACATTCTATAATCCAGCACACTTTCCAGAACGTAAAGTACCAACTACGTTGATTGCTAAGAACTTGATGCAAGCACAGTTATGGGGCATTAAAACATTCTACTACAGCTTGATTAACAAAGCTGGAAGCAAACAAGTAGCAGAGATAGCGCCTACTGAAATGCAAACTAACGGCTATAACTATGAAGATATGGAAGATGATTGTGAGGCATGTAAGTTATGAGCTATAACTTTATCAGACAATTTATTACTGAAGGCAGACCAGTATCTTTAAAAATACTACCCTTGCCCTACGGTGTGAATGATTTGAGCCCTAGCATCTCCAAAGCCACAATAGATTATCATTACGAAAATCTTGCTAAGACTTACGCCAAACGTTTCAATGCTGGCGAAGGGGATCCTAATTTTAATGAAGCTGGAGCATTTCTTCATAACATTTTATTCCAACAGTATCAAGAGCCAAGTGACAGTAATGATCCAACTGGCAAGATAGCTGAGTTTATTGAAACACACTATAAAACTTTTGTCAAATTCAAGGAAGAGTTTCTCAAAGTGGCAATGGGTGTGCAAGGCAGCGGATGGGTTTATCTGGCTAAGGATGGCAAGATTAAAACCATTGTGAATCACGAAATTAAAAAAGATATTGTAGTATTAGTAGACTGGTGGGAACATGCATGGGCATTGGACTACCAAGCAGACAAAAAAAGTTATTTAAAAAATCAATGGAAAATTATGAACTGGGAGCATATAAATGGCATATTCTGAAAAAGTAATTGATCATTACGAAAATCCGCGCAATGTGGGATCTTTTGCTAAAGATGATCCTACAGTGGGCACTGGCATGGTTGGTGCACCGGCTTGTGGTGATGTGATGAAGTTACAAATTAAGGTTGATAACGTTACAGGTCTTATTACTGATGCAAAATTCAAAACTTACGGGTGCGGATC